TAAGGGTTGTGACATTATATCACAACCCCGTTACACATTGGTTGTTTCACCTAAAACATCCTTTGCACTAGTGGACCTGCAGGGATTCGAACCCTGGTCCGGATCAATGTGACCATTACATGATACACAAGCTTAGTTTTGTCACTTAAGGTAGCTACCACTTTGGGCTAACCGAAGTTAGCGCTCCACCAGTTAGTTTTTAAAGAACTAACAAACTTTAATTAAACGAGCTCCGAAGAGCTGGCAACTAAGCAGCAATCGCTAGGCGTACTGGTGCTACAGATGCTTCGAAAGATACAATGTTTCTTTTTGCGTTTATTTGGGCGAAACGTTTTTGCGGTGTCTCATTTCATCACCGGCTTGCATGTAATACCCAGACTGCCCGTCAATTCCAGTCAGGCCCATGGATAAGGAAGATACAGAAAAACTGTATCTTCCCCAAGTTTAACCTCTAATATAAAACACTCCATCATCAAATGCTTCTTCACGTTCGGTCACTATGAAACCGTTTCGTACTTTAAGACCTTGATCTTTAAGTACTTTGACTTCATGAGGTTCCAAACGATTTGGATTCATTATTGATTTAGCTAACTCTGACGTTACACCAGTGTACTTCTTTCCAATTTTTATGGAATTCCACAATTTACCGGCTTTAGTCAAATGACCTTTGTACCTACCGTGGGCGATAATTTTACCGTTCTTGTCATACTGAGCAGATCCGGTAGTTACTGTTTTAGCTTTGTTCATTTCGATGGTAATTTAAGGTTGATAAGGTACAACTGAGTAATCGGCATTGATTTGGTAATAATTAATAACTCCTCTTTTCAGGATAATAGGAGTATATCGTTCATCATCAGGTAATATACCATTCGGTGCATTTTCAGCGAAACGAATATCTACAACAAGTTCTGTACCTTCACAATAGATTTGATCATGAGTATCTCTTGCTAATAATGTACTGTCAGGTTTACCTGCTGAAAAGTAATAACCATACCAGTAATCACCTTGAGCTTGAGCTTCTGCTATACTAGCATACACTTCTACAGATACGATCGATTGAGATTTGTTCACCATAACAAACAGCGGTTTCTCACCGCATGTGCTTATGGGATCATCCTTTTTTGAGCACGACATCCCTAGCATTTGCAATACTAGTAGGATTAATAATAGGTTTGGTTTCATGGGTTTTGATTTTAAAGTTTTTACGTGTATGGCTCCCGGCAGCAACTTTCTGATTAATCATCCAGTTGCAAAGAGCCTTTTCTTTGCCTATAAGTAGAGTTTCGAGATGTCTTTGACCTACCCAATACTCAAGATTGTAAAGTTTAACCTTTTCCATAAGATAGTCAAATTAAGGTGAGGGATTTTACACCCTCACCGGTTACATGTAATGTAACTAAGCTGCTAGAACAAGAACTGGTTGTTCTTCTAGTACAGCGTGGGCTATATTAGCCTCTTCATTCTTCTGATCAAGAGTAATAAGATCAGTTGGTTTAATTGCAGTCGGATCAGATAATGTATCTGCCCAAACTTGTAATCCTAATGGTCCTTTAATCATAACACTTTAAAGATTAGGGTTAAACAATTACTTTCTTTTCAGTGTACCGTAGACAACAGTATCATCTTCGTCACGCAGTTTCAGAGTTTTAATCTCTTCCTGCATGGTAGAAACATATTCGTTGGATATTTCACCAGTTTGTTTGTTGTAAAATTTGTGTGCTTTAGTTAGCACTTTTACAACTTGAACATTCGAATTGTACTGACCTATTTGGATGATATCTCCTACTCTAAGTGCATTTGCTGTGTTAAACGAGTACTTTTTGAACTTTACAGTGTCTGCTTTGTCGACTTTAACATCTGTGAATATTACAACAATAGTTTTCATACTTGTATTGATTTAAGTGAATTTATGTAACTTTTGATCTAAAGGTAGGAATCGAACCTACTGGCTCTGTAAAGCCATCCATACTTTAGATAAAGGAAGGGGCTATCCTCCAATAGCCCCTAACCTCTAATGACACGTCCGATATGTAGTCGGACGTGACTTCTTAAGATTTCTCTTAATCGGCGCTGTCTTTCCGTACAGTCCTTTCTTAGAAATCTTCTTTCCTGGTCTCACAGGATCTGTTCCAGCATAAGCAACATTTGCATAAGCAACATTTGCAAACACTGTGGCGCCAACGAACCAAAAGATGACTATCATCCATTTGGCAGCATTGGTCTTTGTCGAGATTGAGTAAGCTTTCATGTGACTGTGATTTATTAATTGGAGCGTAATCCACGTTCTTCACTGTCTTGGTATAGAAGTGTTAACACTTTTACCGGTTCAGTTTCAACGTTTCTGATTAAACGGGTAGCTCTGCTCCGAAAGTCCCCGTTGTAGGATTGAACTGCAACTAAATGCAATTGCCAAAAGAGATGTCTTGAAGTGAATTCACCAGTGGTTACCCACCTGTTGAAGAAGTTTTCGAGATTGTTCTTTTGTCTTGCCATAGTTGTACTACTTGCGGTCATAATCCAAAGCATCCACGATGCTCATGATTACTCCATTGATGATTGCTCTTTTCATTGCTGTAGAATTTATCGATAGTTAAGGATACTATCCAATTGTTCAATAGTGATATTTTCCACTCGGATAGTATCACCGTTTTGTAAATAAACTACATTGATTAATCCGTCTTTGTGTACTGTACCTTCCACGCATTCAGATTGTGTCCTTGAGAATACTTCCTTTACTTTTAAGAATAAGAGTATAGGTACGAGTATAATCAAGGACACTAGAAGCAACTGTTTAGTTGTCATTTATCATCTTTTGAATTCTTAAGATTTTGCATAACACCAAAGTTCTTTTTGGAATTTCTTCTGTTAAAGCTCCAGCGATAAATGCACAATAAATTTTCTCATTCTCACTCTCACCTAGATTTGTACAATCTTGTAGTAATGAGAACCTTGGAAAATTAGTGTCATCAATATCCTCTCTTCCAGTTTCAGAAATGTTTTCTATCAGTCTTTCTGAATACTTAGCTGCTATTTCTGCAGTTTTGTCAATGATAAATAGTCTGCGATCTTCTGAGATACCTAGTATCTCAGTTAAACTTCTTTCGTCTTGTTCCATATTTTTATAGATGATTAGGTGAATGTCAACCCCTCTGCACTCAATTGCTTTTAACAATTGTCTACCCTTGGGAAGTAGATTATGGTGCATTAGTTCTTTGCTCGATATCAACAACCCCATCAAGTAAGTACTTGAGTGTAAACCAAATAGAGTGCAAAGTTTAAAACTCCTCATTGGTTATTTACAGTTGATATACTGGGTATTATAAGTTCAAATACCTTCGAAGGTTTTGAACGGTGGATTAACCGATTCTTGATACCAATCATCATCCGAAGGATAGTAATGGTCTTCAAGTTCTTTCTCATTGATTAACTCACTGATATCACCACAAAGAGTAATGGTGGTATTTACTTTAGGTGCTTTAGATGAAGATCTAACAATCATCTTTAGCGTATTACGTAGGTGATTGATATCCATATCATCAATAGATATCAGTTTACCTTCACGTGTTTTCCAGTAGACAGTTTGGTTGCTCATGGTCTGCATGATAAGAGGTTATAAATAGGGGATATTCTAAGATATCCCCTTTCCCTTTCCGGTGGGAAACCAGCACTTTAGTTATCCTTAAAGTGAGAAAAGGCTTAGACTACCTAGTAATCTAAGTTTCTTACATTGATCCGACGATAGTAATTGTTGATACAGCTCCGGATAATGTGCTACAAATGATGAATATCAGACGCATAACGGTAGATGTTTAGTGGGATTTTACGTTGAGTTTAAGTTTGCCTTATGGCCATAGATATGTGATCGTAAATGAATTGAAGATTGGGTTTAGGTTGGGTAAGTTGGGGTTAATTGACTGGCTACCACTCTAGTAGTAACCCAGTATCATCAACTTCCTCTTCACTATCATCTTCATATTCACTCTCACCTAAAGCTTCAAGTAGAGTGTCAGCTATATTAACTGCTCTCTCACAAAGAATTTCAGGTTTTAAATTGCTGTTATGTGCTAACATGCCTTGCATGGCCATTGCAGCTATCATCTCTTTCTTACTTAGCTTAGACATTTTAGTAGAGTTTTAGTGAGATTGAATTTTAGTTACGAGTTTTGGTTTTGAGTTTTAGTACACCGTATTCCCGTCTAAAAAGGTTTGGGGACGGTCCTGCTAGACCGTCCCCTCCTTTTAATACTGAAGGGTCATTAGTGTGAAGACCTCACCATCCTCGTTAGGGTTGGTGGTGCGTTCGTTACCGTCCTCGTCTACCATCGGTACGAGGGTAAACCCGTCAGGGATTTCCAATACATCTCCTTTTTCAGGAGACTCCCCGAGGACAGCAATCACGGCTGCCTTTGGAACATACACAGGAGATGCCTGAAATGTGAAGGCATTCTTACGTACTAAGATAAGGGCAGACTTGCTGCCACGGAACGAATGAAATGATGCGTGTGCCATAATGGTAATGGGTTTAGGTGAATGGGGGGTACACTCGTACCCACCAATGCCTAGGGGGTGATTTGAATAAGGACCCCACCAGAATAACAGGCTCATAAAAAATTTTTTAAAAAATAGGGGGTATACCTTTCCCACTTCTTGTGAAAAGTATCATTAACCATACCGGCAGAAATAGCTCAAGGTTTCACCGTAAAAAAATATAGCCTATTAATAACTTATTCAGTATAGATCAGATAAGAAGAACATTTTGGTAAAAGATTAATACTCTTTGAGTTAACCCACATCGACTTGCTCGCTCTGATGTAATAAGTAAACATATAGGTGTAATTATTACACATATTAGTTTACTTTTTACACTTTTGAAGTTTACTTTTTAAACTTTTTTGTGTAGTTTTACTTCAGAACTTAAAACCAATTAATACAAACATGAAAGCAAGAAATCTTGTAGCAGCCCTTCAGAAAACCACCAATTCTGATCTTGATGTTACCATTGTTGTGGATAACAGTGAGTATGAGTTCGAAATTGTCGGTGTTTCTGATTCAGTAAACAAAAAGATCCTAGCTCTACGCAAAATGGATAATGTTGCCGGTACCGCGAATCCTGGTGATTCTTTGGAAAACCAAGAAGAAAGAAGTGAAGTAGAAGCTTCTCAGGAAGTAGAAGAAGAAAAAACTGAAGAACCAAACGCTGAAAACAATGACTAGTCCTATCGCATTCATTCCTCAAGGTATTTTCCTAGTAGTTACCTTGGATAAAAAAATCTTTGAAACCACTCTTGCATTTCCATCGGATAATGCTAAGAAAGGTTGGAAAGATGAACAGGTTAAAAAGCACATAGATGCTGGAAAAGAAACCATCGTAGTTGTAGCAGGGGACGGTTGCAATTTCGTTAAAACTGGGGATAAAGTCCTTATTGCCAATCATGTAAGATTACAACAGATCGAACTTGAAGAAGACGAAAACGTGTACTTCGTTATCCGGGAAGCAGACATCCTTGGAAAACTCGACTAAACCAATCTTTATGATGGCTTATGGTTTTACTCTTTTTAAATTGGAGGGTGAGCATCTGTTCATCCTCCAACAAAAGGAGTGGTTAATAGCTTATTCAAACGGAGTTCTAAATTAAAAAACTTACTAAAATGGGAATCAACAGACGTAGTCAAATATTCAACCCGGCTTTTGGGCTCATCCTTCTTGTTCTAGGTATCATTGTATCTGCTATCGGTGGTCCTACTTATGAATGGTTTGGTCCAGAGTGGACAGTTGTGAATTACATAGGGTTTGGAATCAGTGTTCTAGCTGTTCTTCAGTTTTGTGCTTGGGTCTTAACTTCTTTAAAGCCATGATTATCAGCATAATAGTACTTGTATTGTTTGTGGTTGCCGGAATATCCAATGCAATTTGTGATACTCTGATGTTCAGGTACGAAGACTCAGTCTTCAAAAAGTGGAAAACCTGGAACCCAAACAAAAGCTGGTTGAATAAATGGGAGATGATCGACAGGTATGTAGGTCCTTTCAAATGCACCAGTAATCCATGGTATTATTTATGGTTGTACAGACCGAAGTATATTGAAAGATTTCCTTACAGTTCTACAGTTTTAGTTTTCCTAACCGATCCTTGGCATTTCTTCAAATTTGTCATGCTTACTTGTTTCGAAAGTTCTGTAGTTCTGATTGTATTGGAATTCACTGATTTTAAAAATGTATGGTTATTTGCCCTGGGGGTGACAGCATTGAAAGTTGTGAGAGGACTAGCGTTTACGTTAGTTTTTGATTTCCTCTTTCTGAAAAGAGATTAAGGAATATGGTAAAGAAACTACATCACGTAGAAGAAACTATCGATAAAAATACCGGAGAAGTATCCGTTATAAAGAAGACCTTTTCTGTAAAAACGAACAATACAGAGGAATTCTACATAACGTTCTTGTCCGGAATAAATGCTCTGTGTGGTTTGTCTAGAAACAGTGATATTAAGGTTCTGGCCATGTTGTGCTCCATCGCGGAGTACAATACCGGCCGAGTCAAAGTCACTTCCAAAACCAGGAAGGATATCATGGATAAATTGAGCATGAAGAGTTCCCAGGCATTCTCCAATTCTATCAATAGATTGAAAAAAGGATCGTTGATTAATGGTGAACGCGGGGAATATGAGATTAATCCTGAGTATTTCTGGAAAGGAACTACTGACGAAAGGAATAAGCTACTTAAGGAGAAAAAGATTGATTTACTTATAAAGTTTAGATCGAATGATGCAGATGTCTAATTTAGTAGTCAGATTCAAATACAGCGATTTAAACACAGCAATGGAGAAATTGGATGATCTTCTGTTGTTGTATACGAGTGAAAGTTTATATAAGGACCATCAGATTTTGATAGGTCCTGAATCAATAATACTTAGATTTGAATTATCAACTCTTGGATAGGATATGGAGTTAAAAGCTAAAGTGGACAAGGACCAGTTCATAGAGAGATACATCGAGATCTGGAACGGGAGCCTTAATCTGACAGAAAAAGAAATTGAGGTTTTAAAAGAGATATTGAAGAAGTATCTTCAACTTATCAAGGATGGTTTAAAGGAACCATACCTTGGAGAACTTGTGCTTTCACCTAACGGAATGAGCGAAATTCGAAAGATTTTAAAGCTTTCTTCCCAGGGAATGAATAATTACAAAGAACAGTTGAAAGAAAAAAACGTTATAAAGAAGGTGGGTGATCACTTTCAAATCAATCCTATCTTGATACCTCAAAAAAGTATAACCTTTAAATTTATAGTGGACGATGAATAACGAAACAGAACTATCAGCACCGGAAGGTTTATCTATTACCCCGGCCTCCTCTTACAACAGAAAGGAAAGAAGAGATAGATTTAAGCATTTCAAAAAAATGCTTGAAGATCATATCAAGCGCAAACCCAATATCAAAGTAGATCAGATTTCTGAAGAGCTTTCTGAAGAAGAACAAGCTAAAAGGGTCCTTCGGGTACAGAAGTGGGTATCGCGCTATGCAGTTTTAATAAATAAATGCAGAGAATTAAATGAGTCTAGAGCACATAGTTAAAGGGTATGCCAATAATACCCTATCTAAAGTTGGACTTCTTGATCCGGAAAAGGAAAGAATAGCCAAAGCTAGATTGGCAATTTGTGAGGACTGTTCCATATTTGACAAATCCACAAGGAAGTGTTCTAGAGAAAAAGGTGGTTGTGGCTGCAATATGGATGCTAAAGTTTATTGCATGGAGTGTTCTTGTCCTGCTCCTGAAAAAAAGTGGAATGCTGTATGATAACAAATAGTTTTGAAGTCGATGTAAACTTTTGGCAGGTGAACCCACAATTAAAACTTGTGGGACCTTTCAAGGATCTATACAATAGCGATAAGTCTCAAGGTAAGGGTACGAGCTCCAGGAAAATGTGGGCCATTGCTTTGTATTCCGATAGAAAGTCGAAGTACTTTAACCTTTCTGAAGAGGAAAAGGAAGAGCTGATCTTTGATGATTACTATGGGGACCGGAAGTGGCCGATCGAAAATAGAGAGTTGTTTGATAGCCTGTGCTTCTTTTACAACAAACTGACAGAAACTTCAGCCATGAGAACTCTTCGTGAGATCGAGCAGAAGTTGGAAGAAAGATCTAGGTTTCTAAAGAATACTGAGTACACCCTAGGTGAAAAGGGAGACAAAGGTTGGCTTTGGGATACCGCGGATACCCTGGATAAGATGTTAGCTAATAGCCAAAAGCTCTATGATATGTACGACAAAACTCGTAAAATAGTAGAACAGGAAATGGAACAAGGTAAAGCTATAGGAAAACAAAGTCTATCTGCAAGTGACGAAGGAGCAATATGAGAGATCATAAAGACATACACAAAAAGCTTTCAGAGAAGTACAAATTACCGGTTGATGTAATTGAAAAGATAGTAGATTCTCAGTTCGAATTTACTAAAGAGGTGATATCTAAGGGAAACGACGATCCTATTAGATTGCAGTATTTAGGTGTTTTCCAGGTAAAGTTTGGAAGACGGAAGTACGTGGAGGATAGAAGGGAAAGATTAAAAAAATTAAGGGACGGGAATGATAAAGCTAAACAAAAAGAATAACGAAGAGAGTTACAAGGACGAAGGCAGACACAGTAAGTGGGTACCTAACTCCAACTTTATTCATGAAATAGAAACGCATCACCCTTTATCCACACAGTACATTAGATACTGGAAAGAGATAAAGAAACGATGCATGGAAGGGTTCTGGTCCGAAGGAAAATGGATGCCAGGACCTTTGTATTTTTACATAAACCTCTGTAAGATAAAGGTTAACAAAACAAAGTTCTCTACTACGAAGGTGGTAGGTAGACCTTTTCTCAGAGATCTAGAATGGGAAAAGTCTTATGTGTTCATGGAGTCTCGCGGATTCTCAGGATTCTTAGATGATACTGAAGAAACATGCTTTAATGATTTAAAGGACTTTGATAAAAAAAGTCCTGAAGATCAGGAAAAAGCTCTTTTAGATTTTCCAGAAGAAGTATTCCGGCCAGACAAGACTTTGAAGAAGTATGTATCAGCCCGAGTTTATCTAAGGAGGATTCATTCCAAAAATCTAGGAAAACCATTGTTCCAGAATCAGGCCAGAAATGTAATTGACATAGAATGCCGGGGTGGAGGTAAGTCTTACTGGGGCGCCAACGGTATGATTCTCCATACCTACTTGATGGATGGGGTATATGATTATGCTGAATACCGAGCAGCATTGGAGAAAAAGGACCCTTATGCTGTGGTAAGTACACTAAAGACCTGTTGGACAAAGTGTTACTTGGGATGGAAAACCTGCAGGGAGATCAGACTGTAGGAATAACCCACTATCCTTCCCCTCTTCTGAAAAAGTATCATGGATCATGGTATTCCGGAAAGCAGTATATCGAGAACCGTTATGAGGTGATCACCCCGGGTGGTCGTGAGTGGAAAGGTACACGTTCTAAGATTTACCACCGTACTTTCAAAGATGACCCTCAAGCTGGTAACGGTATTCGTACATCACTTGGTGTTATAGAAGAGGTCGGTTTCTTTGACATTCTCCAAGATTCCTTGGGTGACATGAAAGATACCACTTACGATGGTACCAGGAAATTTGGTACCATTTATATGTTCGGTACCGGTGGTGACATGGCCGGAGGTAGTTCTGAAGCAGCCATGGAAGTTTTCTTCAATCCTGAAGAATATGATTGTTTGGTATTTGAGAACGTTTGGGAAGAAACCGGATCTATTGGATACTTTGTCCCTTATGAAATGGGATTGAATCAATTTAAAAATTCAGAAGGAATTACCGATTTGGTTAGAGCTACTGACTTTGTTGATAAGAAAAGGGATACTTTGGCCAAAGGTAAATCTAAGGGACCGCTTTACAAGGAGATGCAAAACAACCCTAGGGTTCCTAGTGAAGCATTCCTTATCCTAGATAATAACATATTTCCTGTCGGAGAACTTAAAGAGCACTATAACTGGTTGAAATCTAATCAGCACGATGCATTCTTAAAAGGACAGAATGGGGAATTAGTCTGGATATCAGATGATAGCGGACTTAAATTAGAATGGAAAGTGGATCTAAATAACAGGCTAAGTCCTTGTTATTATAAGATGAAAAATACCGACGATACTACCGGATGTATCCAAATCTGGGAGCACCCCAAGGAAGTAGACGGTGTTATTCCATACGGATTGTATGTTGCAGGTACTGACCCATATGATCAGGACCAGGCGCCGAACACTCCCTCCCTTGGTTCTACTTTCATATACAAAACCTTTAATCCTGCAGGTGGAACTTACGAATTACCGGTAGCAGAGTATACAGCTAGACCTGGTACGGCCGAGGAACACCATGAGAATGTGCGTAAACTTTTAATCTATTATAATGCCAGGGATCTATATGAGAATGAAAGAAATACATTGAAAATGCATTTTTCTCATAAACATTCGTTACATTTGCTTACCAAGACTCCTACTTTACTTAAAGCTACAGAAGGAAGTAAAGTTCAAAGACAGTTCGGACTACACATGACTGAACAGATCAAGAACGAATTGGAAATCTACACCAGAGACTGGTTGCTTCAGGATGCTGGTGAAGGAAAGTTGAATCTGCATAAGATTAATAGTTTGTCTCTTTTGCAGGAGTTGATATATTATAACAGACAAGGTAACTTTGATAGAGTTATCGCGTTTATGTTAACGATTTGCAACAGGATGAATAATTACCATATTAAGGTTCAAGAAATAAAAGAGAACGTTAAAACAGTAGATCCCTTTTTCTCAAGAGCAGGTAAATTCTTTAAATAATGGACTTTGTCAGTAATCACATATTGGCTGTAATGCCTCCACAAAAACTTTCTCTTTCTAAGAAGAATGAAGAATGGAAGAAGCAATGTGTACAGGCTATCTCGTCTTTAGGAAATACTCGATATGTAAATGGTAGAACCAGTTGGGCCCGAAAGCAAGCTAACTACGACTTGGTTAACTCTATCATTGATGAGCACGATTTTAACTATGTACTGGATCCATACGGTCTAGGTAACAATAACCCCGGAAGTCAACCTTCTCGTCTACGCGATATCAATCTAATTGTCAATAAGCTGAACTTGCTTAAAGGTGAGGAGATGAACAGACCTTTTAATTTCCAGGTTGTAGCTGTAAACGGAGAAGCTGTTAACGAAAAGGATAGGATTAAAAAGCAATTTCTGAATGAGATTGCTATGGCAAAATTGGCAGAAGAAGCCGGTATTCCCTTATCAGTAACACAAGATCCTAATCGCCCACAGACTTTTGAGCAATTGGAAAAATACGCAGCTTCCTCCTTAAAAGATATTCGGGAAGAGTGGGGAAGTAGCATTCTACAGTATTTGAAACATAAGGAACAACTACAACTTCGTTTTAATGAAGGATGGGAGCACGGCCTTATTGCTGCAGAAGAAGTTTATTACATCGGTATTGTTAACGGTGAACCGAAAGTTCGAGTATGTAATCCGTTGAACTGTGAGTTCGATCGTAACCCTGACAATCCGAATATTGAAGATGGAGACTGGTTCCGCGAAGATCGCTGGATGACCGTCGGACAAATTCTTGATGAGTACGGTGAGTATCTAAGTGAAGATCAACTTGACCGTTTAGATAAAGGTGAGTTAAGAAGGAACCTTTCAAACCAGATGTACCCGGGTTATGCTTATACCCAGGACGATATCAGAAAGTACGAAAGAGGAAACTTTGCTACTAGAAGTAGATCCAACTCTACCCACATGCTAGTTACCCACGTAGTGTGGAAATCTTGGAAGAAGATTGGTTTCGTTGATTATATCGATGAGAACGAACA